CAGACATGCCAGATCAGGCAGACGACTTCTCAGCAAGTGAACCAGCAACAGGCGGTGAAGAACCAGCAGACAGAAGCAAAAGAGAATCATTCATACAATTGTCTAGAAGACTAGCAGAAACACTTTCAAAAAAAAAGGCTTAATTTCTGAAGCCTCTGACACGGACTTGATTCGTGTGTTGAGAAATTTAATCAGCAGTGCTGATTCTCAAAATCAAAAAGCATTTTTAAGTTTTGATGCGTTGAACAAAATTTTGTCCAACGTCGGAGGCTTCGCAGTCACTCCAGACAGTTTCAAAAGTGTGTACAATAGAAATTCAGCAATCAAAAAAATGATCAAATCATTTGACCAATCAGGCATTACATTAGATACAGATGCTGAATCACCAGATATGCCTACCAAGAAAGGTGATCGTTCTGCCAGCCTAAAAACAATGGCAAAGAGAGCAACCAAAAAACGCACATAATACTTGACTAATTCACCGAAGTGTTGTAATATAAATTATGACTAGAACCAAAGACGAAATAATTCACGACGTAAATTCCGTAATGGAAAAATATATCAACAACACTGTGGCACAACATGGTGGCATGGTTGAAGTAAAAGATTTTGATATGGATACAGGCAAATTGACCATGATGATGAAAGGTGCCTGTTCAGGATGTGCGGGTAGCACAGCCACTCTTAAAAAAGGAATTGAATCCACAATGAAGCATTATATTCCTGAAGTCAAATCTGTAGAAGGTGAAGATGATCCAAATAGTGATGTGAAACCTTATTATGAATACAATCAATGGGAAGGTCCATCCTATGGTAATATGTTAGACGAATTAGACAGACTATCTACAGAAAATGACAATGAAAATTAATCCTATCTTTAGCAGTTTTATCGCAGTTGAAAATATAAACATTTCAAACAAAGATGAATTAGTGAGTTGGTCCAAAGAAGAAATACATCATGATACCACACCAAATTATAAATCCACAGGCACGAATCATCTCAATGTAAATGAACCTGTATTGAAAGAACTTGTACAAAAAATTGAGAATGGATTTAACAATTTACACAATCAAATAGGTTTAAGCAATACCCACAAACAAATAGTTTCCAGTCTTTGGGTAAATGACGGCAGTGCCAACAGTGCCATTGAAGCACCTCATAGACACGTGGACGGAGTTTTCAGTGCGGTGTATTGGCCCATAGCAGATACTGGATGTGCTCCACTTACTTTTATTAATCCAAACAATCAAATGAGTTATGTGTTTAAAAGTAATTTAATAGAACACATGAATGAATTCAATAGTGACAGAGTAGATGTACAGCCACAACTAAATCAATGTGTATACTTTCCATCATGGCTATGGCACTATGTTAGTCATGCTTTGAGTAAAACTAACAACAGAATGAGTTTCGCATTCAACAGCGAAGCAGTAAGTAAATGACTTTAATTACAAACAAAATAGATTATAAAAAATTATCAAGAACTTCTTTGAATGGCAAGAGAGTTTATCAGTGTCCAGACGGCAGTGCTGTGGCAAGTGTAACCACAATTTTAGATTCAACCAAAGACAAAACACATTTAATTGAATGGCGCAAAAGAGTTGGTGAACAAAATGCTACTCGTATTACAAAAGAAGCATCAGGCATAGGAACCAGAATGCACAAATATATTGAAGACTATATTGCCAATGGAGAATGGAGTAAACCTGGATCTAATCCCTATGCTCAACAGGCATTTAATATGGCAAAGGTTGTTCATGAAAATGCTTTGAAAGATGTGAATGAAATTTGGGGCAGTGAAGTTGGATTATACTTTCCTAAAATATATGCAGGCACAACTGACTGTGTGGGAGAATACAAAGGAGCACCTTGTATAATTGACTTTAAACAGACAAATAAACCTAAAAAGAAAGAATGGATTGAAGATTACTTTTTACAGTTGGTGGCTTATGCTGAAGCCCATAATGAAACGTATGGAACTTCCATAAAAGAAGGACACGTTTTTATGTGTGCTAGAGATCTAACTTATCAGCAGTTTGATATTACACCATTAAATTACGCAAAATACAAAGACATATGGTGGCAAAGAGTAGAAGAATACTATATTAAACACGCACATTAAATATCAAGTCTAAAATAACAATACACTCGATAAATACTCATAGTAGGAGAAAAAAGTGGCAATAGTTTCAATATCAAGAATACAGATTCGTAGAGGTAGAAAGAGCCAAGGTTCTGGATTACCACAACTAGCAGGTGGTGAACTGGGTTGGGCAGTTGACACGCAAGAATTATACATAGGTAATGGCGCAGTATCAGAAGGCGCACCAGCAGTAGGTAATAGCAAAATCCTTACAGAACATGATAACCTATTTGAATTAAGTGATCAATACACTTATAGAAATGGTTCAAATATACAAACAGGTGCCACGTCGGCTACTCCAATCAAAAGAAGTTTACAAGACAGACTTGACGATATAGTAAATGCTAAATCATTTGGAGCAACAGGTGATGGTACAACCGACGATACATTGTCTTTACAAAGAGCGATTGATCAACTATTTCTACCATGGAGTAGTTCGCAAGATGCTGACAACTACAAAAAAAGAATTACATTAAAATTATCAGCAGGTTTATACAAAATTACCAACAGTTTAAAATTACCGCCTTACACCACGTTGATAGGTGATGGCAGTGACAAAACTGTGATTAAACAAACAGGTGTATTTCCTGTGTTAGAAACAATCAACGGAGAAGGTATTGCCGCACAAACAAGTTCATTGAATCAAGCAAGTAATATTGAATTAAAAGGTTTGACTTTAGAAAGCAACACAACTCAACCAGGATTAGTAATAGCAAGTTGTAAAAACAGTTCATTCACAGATATAAATGTTAAAGGACCTTGGGTACAAGCACAAGGTGCCGCTCTTGTTAGTACACAAATAGGAGTAAAACTTACAGCGACTTCAACAGCAGTAACATCAAAAGATAATACTTTTGAAAAAATTACAGTTTCTAATTTTTCATATGGAGTCAGCAGTGACCATGACATTCAACACAATGTAGTAGAAAATTCAAAATTTGAAGAATGTGGATATGGAATAGTATTTGGTGAAAACACAGTCTTAGGACAAGTTGCTCAAGCAACAGGACCAGTCAACAACACAATAACAAATTCTAAATTTATTGAAATAAACAAACAAGCCATTTGGATTAAAAATGGTAAAGGCAATGTTAGCCAAACCAATAACTTTTTACAAGTTGGTAACGATGCTGGTTTAGATACAGCACCAGTTCACAGTATTATCAAATTTGAAACCAATGAAAATATATCTTCAAATGATTTCTTTTCTAGAACAAGCACGTTGATACGTGACTTCACAGGCAACAAACCTTACATTACAGAAATCGAAGGACCACACGCAGGCGAATTTAATTTTACAACAAAATTTACAATAGGACAATTAAATGCTTACACAGACTTTTTAAAACTACCATCAGATACAAGTAAAACAATACACATGAATTACCAATACAAAAACACAGTGGACACAGGAATGAGAAAAGGCACATTAAAAATATTAATAGACAAAGAAAATACTACAAGTCATATCAGTGACAGTTATGACTCACAAGGCACTAATGCTGATAAATTAATATTCCAAGCATCATTAACTGATCAAGATGCTGACGCTAATTTCGAAACTCTTGTTATACAAGCAATAAATCCTGCTCCAGTACAAGCAAATGAATTAGCCAATGTCACAATACAAATCCAAAATATCTCATAAGCCTAATATTTTTTACGGCAACTACACAGAACGTTTAGAGGATTGGCAAGCCATTAGAAATATTGTCAATGAAGTGGATAATCCTATAGACATAATAGTAAATATTTTTCAACACTGTCCTAGAACCAAAACCAATACTGATATCTACAAAAAAGATACCTGGCTGACCGGTTGGCAACTGATTGAAAGAAATGAATATGATATATTTGACATTTCTCTTTTAGTCTGTTATACTGTTTTATTAACTGATAATTTTAATGATACAGATGTTAAGATACATACAGTTTATACAAAAGAACATAGTTCAAACAACCATAAGTTTAATTACATTATTGAAATGATGAATTGTTACATAGACGCTTACAGTATGGCAAAATTAAGCAAATCAGAGTTTGACAAACACTATGTTCTACAATATACTACGCACATACAAAAACCGATAAATACAGAATAGATATAATATAATAAGAATAGGAATACAATGGAATTTAATACGTCTAAGGAACCAGTCACAAATACTTCAACAATAAAAATTAGAAAAAGAGATGGAAGGTTAGAACCATTAGACATCGATAAAATTCATTTTGTTGTGGAAGAGGCTTGTGAAGATTTAGCAGGCGTATCTTCGTCACAAATACAAATCAATGCCAACATACAATTCTATGATGGTATGAGTACAAAAGAAGTTCAACAAATTTTAGTCAAGTCAGCAAATGATTTAATTTCATTAGAAGCACCTAACTATCAATATGCCGCGGCAAGACTTTTATCTTATGATGTAAGAAAACAAGCACATGGTCAATATGAATATATGCCTTTGTTAAAGTTAATTGTGAGAAATATCAAAGCAGGCGTTTATGATAGAGGCATTGTTGAAAAATATAATAAAGTTGAAATTAAAAAAATGAACACTTGGATCAAAAGAGAAAGAGATTTAGATTTTACTTACGCAGGTTTGAGACAGGTGGTAGACAAATATCTTGTACAGGATAGATCATCAGGTGATTTGTTTGAAACTCCACAAGATATGTACATGATGATTGCGGCAACATTATTTTCCAATTATCCTAAAAAAATTAGAATGGCATACGTTAAAAAATATTACGATGCGATATCAACATTTAAAATAAACATACCAACACCAGTAATGGCAGGAGTACGAACTCCTATCAGACAGTTTGCTTCATGTGTATTGATTGACAGTGACGACACATTGCCAAGTATTTTTTCAAGCGATATGGCAATTGGTTTGTATGTTGCCAGAAGAGCAGGTATAGGAATCAATGCAGGACGTATCAGAGGTATCAATGCTAAAATTAGAGGAGGGGAGGTTCAACACACAGGAGTCATTCCGTTCCTAAAAAAATTCGAATCAACTGTGAGATGTTGCACACAAAACGGAGTACGTGGTGGTTCAGCAACTGTTCACTTCCCAATATGGCACCAAGAGATTGAAGACATACTTGTATTGAAAAACAATAAAGGTACAGAAGATAACAGAGTGCGTAAGTTGGATTATTCAATACAGATTTCTAAACTGTTCTATGAAAGATTTATAAATGAAGAAGATATCACTTTGTTTTCTCCACATGATGTGCCTGGATTGTATGATGCGTTTGGAACAGACAAGTTTGATGCTATGTACAAAAAGTATGAAAAAGATTCGTCAGTTAAAAAGAAAAGTATTCCAGCACAAGAACTATTCAGTGACCTTTTAAAAGAAAGAGCAGAAACAGGCAGAATTTATATTATGAATATAGATCATGCCAACACACACTCATCATTCAAAGATAAAGTTTCAATGAGTAATCTATGTCAAGAGATCACACTGCCTACAACACCTATCAATGCTATTGATGACGCAGAGGGTGAAATTGCTTTGTGTATTTTAAGTGCTATTAATGTTGGTCAGTTGAACAATCTAGATGATTTGGAAAACTTATGTGACTTGGCTGTTAGAGCATTGGAAGAAATTATAGAGTATCAAGACTATCCTGTTAAAGCGGCGGAGATATCTACAAAATCTAGAAGAAGTTTAGGTATTGGATACATTGGTCTGGCACACTACTTGGCAAAACAAGGATTTAAGTATTCAGACAAAGGTGCTTGGGAATCAGTTGATAGATTAACAGAAGCATTTCAATATTATCTATTAAGAGCAAGTAATGAAATTGCTAAAGAAAAAGGCAAGTGTGAAGCATTTGAAAGAACAAAATACGCAGATGGTTTATTACCAATAGACCATTACAAAAAAGAAATAGATGAAATTGTACCACACAAACAAAGAATGGCATGGGAAAGTTTAAGAAAAGATATTGGAAAATATGGCTTAAGACACTCAACTCTATCGGCACAGATGCCATCAGAAAGTTCTTCCGTTGTTAGTAATGAAACCAACGGCATTGAACCACCTAGAGCATTGTTATCCATTAAGAAAAGCAAGAAAGGTCCACTCAAACAGATTGTGCCAGGCTATCCAAAACTTAAAAATGCCTACACACTACTTTGGGAAATGCCTAGCAATGAAGGATACATTAACGTGGTGGCAATGATGCAGAAATATTTTGATCAAGCGATATCAGGTAACTGGAGTTACAATCCATTACAGTATGACAACAACGAAGTACCTATTTCAGCAATGGCTCAGGATATGTTGTCAGCATACAAGTATGGTTGGAAGACATCATATTACCAAAACACTTATGACTTCAAAGGTGAAGAAGAAGATGTACAACCGGCTGGTATCGAAACTGAACAAGTAGTTGAATCTACACAATTAAATGGACACGTGAATGGTGTCAATGGCATTAACGGTGTTAATGGTGAAGCCACAGTTGAAGAACAATTAGCAGATTTAGAAGATGGCGAGTGTGACGCCTGCACAATATAAACTTGACAAAAATAGGAAAAAAAAGTAAAATTAGATAATTAAAGTAGGTATGACAAAAACGGTTTTTAATAAACAAAACATAGATTTCACAAAACAGCCCATGTTCTTTGGTGAAGATGGTGGCGTACAAAGGTACGATGAATTCAAATATCCACAGTTTGATAAACTGAATCAAACCATGATCGGTTACTTTTGGAGACCAGAAGAAGTTTCATTACAAAAAGACAGAGCAGACTATCAAGGATTCAGACCAGAACAAAAACACATATTCACTAGCAATCTAAAATATCAAACACTGTTGGATTCAGTGCAAGGCAGAGGACCAAGTCTTATGTTCTTACCATATGTTTCCAATCCAGAGTTGGAAGGCTGTATTGTTACTTGGGATTTCTTTGAAACCATACACTCACGTTCATACACACACATCATGAAAAATGTTTATAGTGATCCTAGTGAAGTGTTTGACACAATATTAAATGATAAAGAGATATTAAAAAGAGCAAAATCAGTTACAGGTGAGTATGATAAATTTGGAGCAATGGCTTTGGATTATGCTGTGGGCAAAAAAGTAGACATGATTGAACTTAAGAGACAACTGTATCTAGCAATGAACACAGTGAATCTATTGGAAGGTTTAAGATTTTATATATCATTTGCTTGTACTTTTGCCTTTGGTGAACTAAAACTTATGGAAGGTTCAGCAAAAATACTTTCATTGATTGCTAGAGATGAAGCAACACACTTGAACTTATCCACACACGTGATCAAAGCATGGCAAAAAGGAGATGATCCTGAAATGACCAAAGCAATGAAAGGCACAGAAAAAACTGTGATTCAAATGTTTAAAGATTGTGTAGATGAAGAAAAGGCTTGGGCAAAGCATCTGTTCAAAGATGGATCTTTGATTGGTTTAAATGAAAAATTATTAGGACAGTACGTGGAATGGATTGCCAACAAGAGATTAAGAGCATTAGGCTATGATCCAATATATGATATATCAGCATCACAAAATCCTTTACCTTGGACACAGCATTGGTTGTCATCAAAAGGTATGCAGGTAGCACCACAAGAAACAGAAGTAGAATCTTACATTGTTGGTGGTATCAAACAAGACGTACAAAAAGGTCAATTCAAAAAGTTCTCATTATAATGACAGATTTCAACACAATGAATGGAGTAGAAGTTTTAATCCATTTATTAACACATCCAGAAGATGGATTATTTCTTTGGGTGCTAATAATTTTTGGTTTGGCAATGATCGGTATAAGTTTATATCTCGATAAACATGATAGTGACGTTGACTGTAAACCTCAATCACCAGAACATCACCTGTAATATTGACTTTTAATTGTAAAGAAGTTATAATAAGTTATGCCCAAATATAATTTACTATGTACTAGAGATCATGAATTCGAAGGATGGTTCGCATCAGAGAAATCATATTTGGACCAAAAAAATAAAAAACTGATTGCTTGTCCTATATGTGATAACACAGGCATACGTAGAGCAGTGATGGCTCCAAACGTAAACCTAAAATCCAAAAAGATACAAAGCAAAAAAAGTAATACAGCATTTTATAACAGCAGGTCAACACTACAACATCTTAAGACATGGGTTGAAAAGAACTGTGAAAATGTTGGAGATAATTTTGCCAAGGAGGCTCGGAAAGCGTCTTTGGGTGAACGTGATGACCATATATACGGTACAGCATCAGACAAAGAAATAAAAGAACTTCACAAAGAAGGAATAGGAGCAATAAGGATACCAAATGTCAAAGATAACTAAAGCGATTGTATGGAGCAACGTTGGTTGTTCATACTGTGAACAAGCCAAAAACTTGTTGAAATCAAAAAACATAGAATACGAAGAAAGAAATATAGCACATGGAACGTGGACTGTTCAACAGTTACAAGAAGCAGTTCCAGGAGCAAGGACTGTTCCGCAAATATTTGCTGACGATAAACACATAGGTGGGTTTGCTGAACTGAAGGCTTTGTTGGATCAACAAGGAGAACAAAATGCCTAGTCTACAAGAAGGCGATATTATCACTATCAAATTAATGAGTGGTGAAGAAGTGTTAGCAAGACTGATAGAAATTACAGATGAAGCAATCAAAGTTGCTAAACCTAGAGCAGTTGTTAATATACCTAACAAAGGTATAGGACTGGGACCATTTGTGTTCACAGTGCCACAAAACTCTGATATTGAGATTTACAAAAGAAATGTTGTATGTTTCACAGAAACAGAAGATGGTATGGCACGTCAATACAGAGAAGGAACAACAGGACTTACACTGCCTAAATAATGAAAATTATAGCAATAGATTGCGACGGAGTATTGTTAAATTGGGAGCAGTCTTTCGATGATTGGATGGCATTTCAGGGTTTCCCCAAACACGCGAGTGACCATTATGATGTGAGCATGAACTATCACATGAACAAAGGTCAATGTGAAGTTTTGGTAAAAATATTCAACGAAAGTGCCTGGATGAAGTTTTTGAAACCAGTTGACGGAGCAGTTGAAAATGTGAAGAAAATAGCGGATTTAGGCTACAAGTTTCATGTGATCACCAGTCAGACACTGGATAAAAAAGCCAATCAGTTGCGAGAAGAAAATCTTAAGGAAGTGTTTGGTGATGTGTTTGAAAAGATTGAATGTTTAGACACAGGAGCAGACAAAGATGAAGCACTTGCCAAAGTGCCAGAAGGTACCATTTGGATTGAGGACAAACCTACTAATGCTGAATTGGGCAGTAGATTGGGTTTGGTAGCATTGCTACTTGACCTTCCTCACAATGAAGTGTATAATGAAGATAGTACGTCAGTTCAACGAGTAAAAAATTGGACTGAAATTTATAACGTTATAAAGGAGAAACATCATGGCAACACATGAAGAAATAAAACAAGCCTACGAAAGTTACATCGCAGAGTCAGAAGCATTTGAAACTAAAGGTGTAAAAGCGGCGGCGGCTAGAGCCAGAAAAGCATTAGGCTTATTAGGCAAAGCAACAAAACTAAGAAGAAAAGAAATACAAGAGAAGAAAAACTCTATGTAATTATTCAAGTGTCGCGGATGTTAAAATTCGCGACACTACACACAAAATTTCATATAATCGCTAAATAAGAGTATTAAGTAACAATAAGAAAAAATATGGCAAAAGGTAAAATTAAATGGTTCAACTCCGCAAAAGGTTTTGGATTCATTACACCAGACGTAGAAGGTAAAGACATCTTCTTACATATCTCTGCTCTTAAAGCCGCTAACCTTAAAGAAGTTATGGATGGTGATGTAGTGGAATACGAACTACAAGAGTTCAGAGGTAGAGAAGTTGCTACCGATATCAAAATCATCAAAGAATAATCCACACTTGACATTTCAATTAACATATGTTAAATTAAGCATATGGCAATTAGAAAACAAAAGAATAAGATTGTAATAGATGACTTCCAACACTATTGGAAAAGTAAAACTGACAATGGTCACGAGTTTACTTTCGCACATGGTAAGAAATTCAAAGACGTTAAAACATTCACCATTGAAGTTAAACACTCAGATAAAGTAAGAAGTAAAGATGGTAGATGGTCTCCAATCAAGTCTTGACATTTAATAGAAAATCTGTTTAAATACACTGTAGGCGTTGAAGTGTGTGTAATACACTTTTGGGACGTCGGGGCAGTACCGACCACCTCCACCAACATCGCTCATTTGAAATAGTCTGGTTTATTTCGAGGGGGTGATATAGGTTCGACCGGAGCATAAAAGCACATGGAGTTTACCAGGTGATCTCTGTAAAGGATCTTTTACAAATGCTAACGCATTTAAACCAGAAGTGACAGTTCCAGTCAGCATATTTGCTGATGCGGAATTGGTTGCCGCTTAATACCGGCCACTTGGCGGTAGATCTACCGGGCAACAGAACAGATCAGGTGTGGGAGTTTCGGCTCCCACATTTAAAGTGTTACATTATCATTAAACCATCACTTAACATTCACATACCAATATCTAAATATTGTTGTAAAGGAGTCTACTATGCCGAGACCCACAAAGAAAACAGCATGGCAGAAATGGAAGAGAAAGGCACCAAAAGTGCCTGACATTACCTGCCCAACAATAGATGATGTTTTAATGCGTTTAGATAAATTTCAAGAACGTAATAAAGTCATCAGCAATTATCAATGGAAGTTAATTCATAAACGTATGGAAAAACTTCGAGTAGACAACGAATTGTTAAGAGAAGGTGGGCAATTTTGGTACGAAATCTGTAAACAACACCTCAAAGATCCAGCAAAATAGCGACTAATAAACTCTTGATTTAAATCGGAAATCATGTATAATAGTGGTATGACTATTTGGTACAAAAAGAAAATTTTAGACAAAATAGACAGTAGTAAGTTGTTTGTCAACGATGTCAAACAAAAACTTACTCCATCTAAAAAAACAATTCATAAAGTAAAAGTGTTCTGTTACAAAGTTATGGCGTTTATGATTATTTTAGTGTTGGCATACACTTACGGAACATTCAATCCAAACAATATAGTAACCAAAAAGATCATTAAAAAAGAAGATGAAAGAATGGTTGAAATGGCAAAAAGTTTTGGCTTACACGAACCAGAGTTTAATTTTGATGGACCAAAAACTTTTGTTAAAGCAATGAACAAATGTATAGATTATCTAAATTGGACATTGCCAACAGATCAAAGAATACCTAGAGACATATTGGTAGCAATGGCTATAATTGAATCAGACTATGGAAGAAGCAGATTTGCCACAGAAGGCAATGCGTTGTTTGGTGTAAGGACTTGGAGTTTAGATGAAGTGCCACACATGAAACCTGCCGCGATACCTAATGCTAAATTTGGTGTAAAAAAATATGAAACAAAATGTCAAAGTGTGTCTGATGTAATTGCTATCATAAACAGACATCCTGCCTACGAAAAATTCAGAGCAGAAAGAGACCAAAACAAATACGAACCAAACATTACACAAATGGTATTTGGTTTAAGTGCGTGGAGTACCAACGAGCAGTATCCTCAAATAATATTGAGAAAAATTGAAGAATTGACAAACCAATAAATATCTAGTAGTATTAAACAATGGGATTTATTCAAACACCTTTGAAAAAAAGAATCAGACGCAAACTTGCGAACACACAATCTTTACGAGAAGCAAGACTGAAGCACGAGGCTTGGTTAAAAGAGAGAGGTTTGGACAAGTTGAAACACAA